ACCATAAGAATTTTGAGAAGCTAACATATCATCAATATCAAATCCAAACTCTCTGTTTAAGAAAATAACATTTTCTTCAATAGATCCTTGTTTGTCTAATCTTTGGATAATAGAATCAAATTCAGCTAATGTACTTGGGTTTCCACCTGACCATACATTTCCTCTGTTATTTACTACATAGAATAAACCTTCAGATCCTTTGTTACCTACTCCTGAAGCTACACCTGCTGCAATTGCTGCAACACCACTTCCTGCGATTGCTGGAACTGCTTCCACCATTGCTGTCTCTAAGTAATCTTCAAATCTTAGTCTTGTTTCGTGTTCAGATTTTAAATACCATAAGAATCCAGTTGCGCCGTTTTCTGTAGTTACTTCAATCCATCCAATTTGAGCCATATCAGAACCAGATACTGCGTAACGGTCTTTAATGATAATTGGTGAATTGCTAAAGATAACATCGTCAGCTTCTAGTTGACCTTGCATACCGCTTGAACCTTTTTGGAATTCAGAACCATAAACAAATAAAGAAGTTACAACTCCTAATGCTACTGCTTGTCCAGCTGCTTCATAATAAGCTACTGTAATAGTTGCATTAGCTGTATCTACTGCTGTAATTAAAGCTTTGTTATTTAAAACTGAAGCTCCTGTATTGTCAGAAATCATAATTGTCTGACCTACTCTTAATGCAATTGTACCAGTGTTTGGAATCAATGTGTCATTAATAGTTAACACTGCTGTATTTGCTCCTGCAGCTCCTGCTGAAGTTACGTTAGAATACTTAGTGTGTAACCTTCCTTGCTCTGCCCATTTGATAAGGTCTGAGTTAGAAGGCATTTCAGCGCCTACCATTCTTAAGAATGATGCTACTGTTCTGTTTCCATATCTTTCAAATTCTTTTTCATAAGTATCTGGTAAATATTGATTTAAGAAATCAAAATTTGTGATATAGTTTGATTGTAATACTACCTGTTCTGCACTAGGCTGTAGTGCAAAAGTAGGATTTCCTGCTACTGATCCTGCCATTTTTTAAATTTTTAATTATTAATTATTTTTATTTCTACTTCTAATTCTTAAGCCTCTGCCTGAATCTTGACCAACTGCTCGTGCTTGAAACCCTGTCTGTGGAGCTGATTGAGGTGTTTGCCTCAAATTCATATTAATGTTTTTACTTTTTTTCGAAACATCTCCTATGGCATCAGCTTTTCCTTGCTCATAAAAATATTGAGCTAGTTTGTCTGGGTTCATTGCGGCATTTAATGCTTTGTGCCAACCTTTTGCATCGTTAATTAAACCATCTTCACCTAAGTACTGATCTATAAAAGTCTGTACGTTTAGTTGTTTTGATTTAATTTCATTTGCATCTCCAGAAGAATAAACTACATTTTTATCTCCTACTGTGAACTCAAAACCTTTGAATTCAGAGTTAAAAACGTCTTCTGTTTTTTTCTGAAAATATTCAGATTTTCTTTTATTGGCATCTACTTCAGTTCGAGCCTCTTGAACGTAATCCTTGTAAGCGTTAAATTCTTTAAGCTGATCTTCCGAAAACGAACCCCCACTTGACTCAAGAGGAGTTTTATATGTATCCGATAGCTTACTTAAATACTTTTTAGCTATTGCAAGTTCTTTTTTTTTGGAGATATTTTTTTTCTTAATATCTCTTTCTTCATCTACATCTTCATCATACCCAAATTTATCTTCCATTAGATATTGAATATCTTCGGAATCTAATTCAGATTCAGTTAGAGAATAATATTCTGCTAGTATTTGATTGTCATTTAAATTATCATAGCTTTTATTTGCTTTAATAAAATCTTCAAAACCTCTACCAGTTTCTTTTTTAAACTCTAAATATTTTGATACTTCATCAGGCAATGCTTCATTTTCTTTTCTTTCTGAAAATAATTCATCTACTGAAGAAATATCTTTATTATATCTTTCTTTAATATAAGAAAGAACATCTTCGTCTTTTAACTCAGGTAATGAAACCTCTTCATTAACCTCTTGAGTATTTTCAACTTTAGTTTCTGGAACCTCAATTACTGGTGTTTCAGATTTTGTTTCGCTAAACTCAGAAACTTTTAAACTTTCCTCGTGTTTATTTAAAAGATCTTGCTCAACTTCTTGTTTGGATTTCGCTTCTAACGGCGTAACCTCTTTTACTTGTTTGAATTCCATTTGATTTAATTTTTACAAAGTTAGTATTAATTTAATTATATTTTTAAGGTATATTACCTTGGCTCAAATTCAGCTAAATCAAAACCATCTAAACTATCTTCTTTAGATTCAAACTTAATTGGAGCGGTGTTATTTTTACGTTGCTGAATTAATTTTGATTGTTCTGTATTAGCTTGACTTATTCTATCTGCCTTAGCTGTTTCTCTTTGTGTTTCTCTTTCTTGTAGTGCAGATACTTCTACTCCTTTTAATTGCATTTGTAAATCAAATTCTAACTGCATCAATTCAGATTTAATAGACGCTTCACCTCTCATTTTTTCAATTTGAAATTGCATATCACTTTGTTGCAGTTGTTGTTTAGCTTGAGTTTCAGCTTGTAACTTTTGCATTGCAGCTTGTGCCGCCATTTGTTGAGATTGTTGATTAATCTGAGCTTGTTGTTGTGCTGCAGCTGCTTTTGATTTTTCTTCAGCTTCTTGTTTTCTTTTTCTCTTAAGCTTTAGTACTTGATTAGCAACCTTTAAGTTTTTAATTTCTCTAATATCAATTGCATCTTCTAAGTTAATAGAATCTCTTTGTAAAGCCATTTGAATATTTTTCTCTAGCATAGCTCTTTCCTCTTCATCAGGAGTTACTTCTATAAAAATACCAAAATCACTTAAATATAAATTTTTAATTTCATTTAAAACCGAAACGTTATATTTTCCAATTTGATTTATAAATTCATCTCTAAAGTCTGCATACTCTAAAACATCTGCAATTCTTGAAGATAGTGCAGTTGCTAAATTTTGAGTAATGCTTAAACCAGCTTGTAATATATGTCTTGTAGCTGTATTGCTATTTAAAGCAGCCATTTTTTGTAATCCTACTAATGAGTTTTCATCTGGCAACGATCCATCTCTAGCTTCATTTAATCCGGTTACATCTCTAATCATATTTAAATAATGATTATAAGTACCAATTAAACTTTGAATTTTTGATTGACCAGAACTAGCAGTTAATTGTTGAATAGGAATTTTAGCTTGATTGTAATCTCCATCTTGAGTATAACTTCTACCAATAACACTACCTGTTTGAAAATACATTCTTAATGCATCTTCAGGATTGTAAGCAGCGCCATTTCCTAAGTCTACTTCGTTTAATCCATCTGCATCTATAAAGACACCGTCTGGAACCACCTTAGAAAGCACTTGTTGTAGCTTTAAATGAGTTATCTGAATTAAATCAGCAAAGGTTATCATTCGCCTAACTAAAGACTCTAAAACACCTTTATACATTCTTGGCGCACAAGCTATAAATTCAGGATATACATTCTGACTAGCGGATTGTGGTCTAGCCATATTTTCAGCCATTTGCCATTTAAGAATAATATTAGTTCCCATAACCATTACACCTTCATACCAAACATCAATAGTTTTTGAAACTTTTTCAAAATTACCTTCTTCCATCATTTCAACAGAAGGATCAAATTGATCAGTTTTTTCAATAACTTTTTCAGCACCTACATTATTAATTTTTTTCTTATATGTAAAAGTGTTTGTTGTTTTGTAGTTAAAAAACAAAACAGTAGCACTGTCTTTACTAAATAAACTGTTATTATAAAATTGAGAAGTATTATGATAATCATACCAACTTTGACTATATTTAGAAATTTCCTCCATATCTTCATTAGTTAAAGTAGGATCTATTTTCTTTAATTCAATAATAGGTAGAGTTTTAATTTCACCCCAATAAAAACAATCTTTAAAATGAGGATCTTCAGTATAACTATAAACTAAGTTAGCTGGATCTACATAATCAATTTTAATTCCATCACCTGGTAAAAAAGAATGTCTAGCTACAGAAATACCTAAAACTGTTTGATCGTAATCTAAACGTCTTTTAATTTCTAAATACTTGTTTTCTTCAAATACAGTATTAATAGCTTCTTCTTCTGCTATTTCTATTGATGGTTTATACTTCATTTGCATATGCAAAGCAAGTTCCTCACTGTCGTTAGGTAACTCATCTACATTACTAGAAAATGCGTCTACATCAAAATCTTTATTTACTTGAGTAATTAATTCTTTAGAAGCCATATCAGCAGCAATCATACGCTGATATTCATTTCTTCTATCCATTGACATAGCATCTTGTGCGTAGGCATTTACCTGAAAAATTCTATCAGACATACCATTAACTACAATATCTACGAACTTAGGTATAATAGGAACTGGTGTCCAATCCAAGTTAAGATAACTTAAATCACCATCAACTGCTAATTCATTTTTATACTTA